CATAGTAATTGGCTCTAAACCAATATATGAGTTATAACCTATACGTTCATCAGTAATGGTTGTAGTAGTAGCACCACCTGTAGCTAAAGTAATCTCGCCTGTATTGTTAGACTTACCTTCTACAAGGTTGTTTACAATTTCAGCAACTTCTCTTGGATTTCCACCTGTCCAAGCAAGTTTACGGTACATGTCACTTCTAGACATTATCTATTTCCTTGCTCCGCATAATCTAAATCTAGTCCAATAGCAGAAAACCAGTTAGATCCTGTAGGTGTAATTTTAACTCTGTGATAACGACCATAACTTCTTACAGGTGCACGATTTTCTTGACTTGCTGCCATAGATGTTGAATATGTAATTGTATCATCCAACATGCGTCTACTTGCTATTTGTACGTTAGCAGATCCATTATCTACAGATGGTCTAATAAGAGTGACTACAGAATTGTAACCATATTCTAGGTCGTTTGTAGTAATACTTGCAGTAGCATTTGTTCCTGTAAATGTGATAATTCTAGCATCACGAACACCACCAAATAAGAACTTACCACCCTTATAAAGTCTATCGTCTAGTGTAGTTACGAGTGTATCTGTGGTTTTAGCTGCTGCAGCTGATGCTGCCATATCTATAGCTACACCTGTACCTGAACCTGCACCTGTAGCTGTAAATAATACACCTACTGTGTTAGCAACTGCACCGATAAGTGTGTAATCTGTTGTGCCTACACTTCTTATGGTATATTGTTTAGATGTCACAAAAGAACCTGCTGTAACGTTATAAGCAGCATCTATATCTTCTAAAGATGTGCCTGAAGTAGCTAGTGTAGATAAATAATCTACGTCTGTATCAGCTGTACACCATTTTTTAGTTTCATAATTGTAGATAAGTAGTGAACGAGAGCCTGATACGTTAGTGTAATTCCAAATAATTAAATTACGTTCTGGATCTACTGCTGCTGATATAGTATCAATATCGCCAATGTTAGCGTTATTAAAGAAGTATCTGTCTACCTTTTCTGCACCAATTCCTACAACATTTTGACCATCGCATGAATAGAACCCATCATCTGATAGGAAATAAGATATACCGCCATATTGAGCAATAGATCCACCTTCTATACATCCAATGTTTCTAGAGATTGTGTCAAATTGGAAGAACAATGGTGAGCCAATATATGACATACGCACAATGGCTTTTTCTAGGAATACAATACCAAATTCACCACCTGTAATACCTGTAATGTCACCACCGTCAGGTATATCTTGATAATCTGATTGTGAAGCTCCACCTGCTGTCCAATCTGCAGGGTCATTGATATCTGACCACTGAACTCTTGTTGGATATGTTCCTGAACTAATATTAGCTGCAACTACAAAGTCACGAACTGCTGTAATGTATTTAGCAATTGGTGCTCCTGCAGCTAAATCTGCAAATAATGAAGATGAGTTTACATTGTATGACTGTATTTTATCAGATCCATTAGCAGCTAAAGCTAAAGTGCCAAATTGTATAAATTGCCATCTGTTAATACCAGTATATCCACCTGATTTAGATACATCATCTAAAGATAAGTCTGATGAGTCTAACTTAAATAATTTAGTAAGACCACCTGCAAAAACTGATACATCATTATCTGTTTTAACAGCAAATACATTAGTTAAATTTTCAGATGCGTTTGTAGAGTAATTTACTGGTGATTTAAATGGTCCATACCCTACAGCCAAAGGGATAACGTTGTTAGCTTCAGATACAGTATCTAATATACTTGGTTGATCTGGTAACCATTCTTTAAATGCTATACGTTGTGTAGGCATTATTAAGCCTTCATAATGTAGCAAAGTGCATAATAAGGAGGTAAGTTAGCATTAGTTCCACTAGAACCTTCAGTAGAGTTGGAAACTGTAATGCCTGTTGTAGCTGTGCCTGTAGTTGTACCACCATTTCCAGTTGGATATGTTCTACCACCACCGCCTTGACCATCACCAACAGTAGTACTGCCTGTTACTCCTGTAGTATGAGTATGTCCTGAATCTGTGACAGTTGCAGTGTGGGTATGAGATACCACAATAGCATTAGCACTACCACCAGTAGCACCTACAGCGTATGTAGATGTAGCACCTACTACGAAACGGTTACGCAAATCTGGCGTAGAGTTTGAACCATCACATAATAACCAACCACTAGGAATAGTTGCTGAAGAACCTGACCATAGCATTATCATACCAGCTACAAAAGCATTACCCCATGTAGGTGTATTTCCAGAACCTGCTGATAATAATACTTGACCAGAAGTACCAGCTGCACCATCTAAAGTTACACCACCTGTAACTGCTAAAGTGCCTGATGAAGTAAGTGTTCCAGCCACAGTAAATCCGTCACCAGATGTTCCTGCTTGTTGATCTTTTAATTGTGCCATTAAACTACGAACTGCGTTGTTTAAGTTAGCTGGTGAACAACCTTCAGCAATGTTAATATTGCTTATATCGGTATTATCTGCTGCGGTTGATGAATATTCACTAATTTTGGTTTTTGCCATTTTTTATCCTTAATTAACTATCCTTGACGAAGCCATACATCGTTACCTGGTGTAACTTCTGTCCATACATCTGTTGATGGGGAAATAGATGTCCATGTTTCTGATCCAGCAGAAACTACTGACCATTCATCCCCTATGATTCTACCATTTGCTATTACTGTGGCTATAGGTGTGATAGATGCACTTGCACCTGTAATAAGACCACCTAGACAATAGACACTAGCATTAGCGACTACTTGTGCTTCACCACTTACCTCGTAACCTGCTAAACAAGATACAGCTGCATTACCTGTAATACTTCCAGAGTCTGTTCTTATGCGTAGATAATTAAGAGCTACTGTTCCATTACCAGTAATACTTGCAGAACCTGTAATTTCAAAAGAACCTAGTGCAGTTACAGTCGCATTACCTGTAATAGAGCCTACAGCATCTCTTATGCGTAAGTAAACAGCACTTACATTAGCAGTTCCGTTTATAGAACCAGTACTTAATCTTATTCTTGTTGCATTACCTGTAACATTAGCGTTTGCTGTAATGGCAGCACTAAATGGTTTTATCGCATTAGCATTAGCTGTAACGGTAGCGTCTGCATTTACTTGTGCAGTAGCTAATATTATGCCACCTATCTTGCCTAACGTACTAAACGAGGTTTCGGCAAATGTTGTTATACCAAACATTTTAACCCCTTTTCAATATAAATTATTTAAACTGTGGTCCACCAACCCATAGCACTAAAGTTTTTCTTGTGCCTTTCGTTACTGGAGTTACTTTATGAAGCATATAAGAAGGAAAAAACCAAGCCCTTCCTTTAGCTAGACTTAATGATCTGTATTCATCACTATCTGATTTTAGTAGTAATTCCCCACCTTCAAATTCAGAAGGGTCAGATAACATTAAAACCATAGATAATTTTCTAGGAGCATTTGTATTACTTATAAACATATCCACATGCCAGTCATAATGACCTTTATCTTCAGCAGTATAAATGCCTAACTGTATGGGCTCGTAAAATCCTGTTAAGTCAAAATGAAAATATCTACTATTAACCTCTGCAACTACTTTAGCTAGTTTATTCCAAATATCTTTATTTTCATTTGATAATTCTAGCCATGATATTTTTGTTGACCTAATATTTTGATTTGTAACACCAGAACCTATTTGAGCTGGAGCAATATTAGACCAATTATTAACATTTGCAAGATAGTTTATTTCTTCGTCAGTTAAAAAACCTTCCCAATATGCTGAATGGTCTTTTCCAAATGTATTAACTGGTGGTATAGGGTATATCATTCATAAGCCTTTGGTTTAATATCCCAAGGATTAAGTGCTATTGCTAACCTATTTCCTGTGTATTCTTCTACTGTATGATGCGTATTAGGTGAAAAAATTATTAATCTATTAGTTTTTGGTGTAACTGTTATAGTTTCAGTTATAAATTTACCACCTATTAAATTATCAGCTATACCATAATAAACAATACTACATAAAGGAGATTTTATTTCTTTACTTTCTTGCCATAACTTTTCATCTTTATCGTAGTGCCAATCAGGTCTAGTATTATTATGACACCACATTTCACATCCAATCATGTTTGTCAAATCATAATATTTACTTACTGTTTTTAAACAATCTGATATGAAACAAGTGCCACTTAAATATTGTTGCAACTCACCTTGAAACCAGCGACTTTCGCTTGCATTATGAGCTGTAAAAAAATTTACAACTTCTTTATTTTTGTCTATCGGTAAAAAATTATCTATGACAATTAACATTTATTTAATATAATTGCCAATGTAAATCTATAATATGGTGCTATATGCGACTGTGGTCTTATTGCATGAGGTATACTAGGGTCAAACGCAATTAATCTATTTGGCGTATATGCGGAAGCGTAGCTAATATGCGTGCCATCTTCGTTAAAAAACATTGTTTCGCCATGCCAACCATCTTCCCATTCAATATTTACATAATACAAAAGTATTTTGTCTTCGCCATGAATATGTCTAAAGTTTGCATCTGAAGGAGTAGATAAATTAACTACGCATTTAACTACTTTATATCCTTCTAGTTCTTTGGCAGCTTGTGAACTTTGTATCGCTTCAATAAGTTTTATATCTGCTATATCTTTATCAGAATAAATAGCATGTAAAAATCTATGTTTTCTATTTTCAAATACTGTGTCATCTTCCCAGCCTATCCTAAAATAGGAAGCATTTACATACTTATAAAGATCGTGTCTATATTTAAAATTAAATATATCATCATAGACTCTAATAAATTTACTATTATTTACTTTGTATTCAATCATTTTATTTCCATTAAATACGTTCTATTTTTAGTAAAATCTACTTTATGTCTATGAGTACCTTGTGCAATTACATCTTTATAGTGATTTACAAATTCTCCGTTTTTACGAACAAAATGTATAAAGACTTGACCTGAATAATAGTTTTCTGGGCCATCACATACTTTTCTATGATGTTCTATTTCACATCCTTTATAGAGAACAGCATCACCTTCACCCAAATCAATTCTTTGATTGCCCATATAAATAGGCCATGAATAATGATGTGATCTACCTAATTGAATGGTAGCACTTATTTCACAAGCTGGTCGGTCTGTGTGTGCCTTAAGCTCATCTCCATTTGAATATAATCTTGCGTAAGAATAAGTAGGCAATAATTCTTCTTCAGCTATATCTTCTATTGTAGTCCATAATCTTTCTTGCAATGTTTCAAAGATTAAACTATCATTCTTACTCATAATAGCCGCAGCGTTAGGAACTTGTGCATCACCTTTAGTTTTTTGAACGTATTGTTGCCTTAAAAGTATATGCGTAAAAAAATAACAAAACTCAACAGGTACGAGTTGTGGTATTATTAAATATCCATTTTGATCAAACAATGCTTTAGACATAATTTACGTTGTTGTGGGTGGTGTCCAGATTATAGCATAATCTTTATACTTTTTAGCAGAGTTTACAATCAATTCTTTAAGATGTTCTGGTAAATTTTGAATACCTATATTTAAATCTAAAGTTAAAGCAAGTAGTATTCTTGTGCATCCTTTTTTGTTTGTTTTTATAGCGTGAACTCCTCTGACGCTATTTAAGTAAAAACATTGTGTAGGTTTTAGTAATTTTGCAGAGTGTATAATATCTTTTTGAATTTGAAAAGAACCATCCATTAGACTTATTTCTGAATTACCACCTTTTAATCTGTCGGTTGGAAAATTATTATATGGATGTGTTGTTGGTTTAATAAATAAAAAATCATCTGTTTCTTCGTTTTGAATATACATTCTTAATCCAGATGAATCAACATCACTATGCCAAAATCCCATACCTTCAAAGTCAGATTTAGCGTATGCAAAAATACCAGTAACTATATCATCAGGTTGTAACCCATATGCACTACTAACATATTCTGCAAGTTCTGGAAACTCTACATTAAAATTATTACACCACTTATTACTTTCTTTTATATAAGAAACTTTCCAAGGAAATACATCTGAAGGCGTTATACTTCCAGCATCATATTTTGAATTATAACTTTGATGAGAATCAATCCAAGTTTTTAATTTTTCAACATCAATGCTAGGTGCATTAGGTGTATCTAAAGGAGTATATAGTACTTCTGCTGGATTCATTTACGTTCTGTAAATATAGCCGCAACAGCTCCCTCTGGAACGTTAATATTTTTAGTCGCACCATTTAAAACTCTTACATAATCTAAAGGATTAACATCTACATCATTACATTGAATTTTCTTTTCAAAACTAATCACAAACATTTCTGACCCATCTCCTGTGATAGACTCTGTTACTGGACCAGTCAGCAATCTGCCATCATATCTTTTTGAATCAGGAACAGGATTAATAGCAACCCAAATACCTCCTTCAGGAAAAGATTTATATTGTATTGGAGCACCAGCAAACTGTGAAAGATCAGTTAATGTTCCTTCGTTCATTGTAATGTATTCAACCCCATTACTTACCACACCACCACCTAGATATACATATACATAATGATTAAACTTGCCACCTCCTATATTAGGTGCATTAAGTGTTTCATTAGCGGTAGCACTACCACAGCATAAAGTAAATCCCCTGCATATTATATCTTTTTGGTAAATCATACATTTACCTCATTATTATATGATGTAGTGCTAGTAATATCAGCTACATTAAATTCTACTTCATTCCCTATTAATGCTTTATATTCAGCAATTTTTGATGGATTAGCCTTAAATTTTTCTTTAATAGATTGTTGTTCTGCAAGATAAATACCAGCTTGAGCAATTCTTTTTGTAATTTCATTAACATCATCAATATCAGGCCACATAGTCATTGGTTGATATGCGTATGATTGATAATCATCTGGATTTTGAGATTGTGTTTCATCTGATGCAAAAGATACTATTAAAGAATTAGTATCTTCATCATATCCTTTAATTTTTAGTTTAATTTTTTTCATATTTTTTCCGTTAAATTAAGCAACGCCTCCTTGTCTTGTTCCTGTGGATGGCCATGTAACAAAAGAATTTCCTGTAATGTAATTACCAGCAGCTCCACCACTTCCACCAGCATATGGAGTAGCTGCTGCTTGATTAATACCTGGGTTTCCTGCAGAGCCAGCACTACCAGCTCCACCGCCTGAACCACCTGTTCCTCCTGCAACACCAGGAGGGCTAGGAAGATTAGAAACACCACCGTTACCACCAGCACCGCCTGTTGTAGCTGTGCCATTTGCCCCAGGACTTCCAGCAGTAGAAGATGCTGGGTTTGTATCATCATCAGCTCCTCCAGAGCCTCCAACACCTACACTATCACCAGCTCCGCCGCCACCGCCACCGCCAGCACCACCTAGACTATAAGGTGGATTTTTACCTCCAGGATACGCAGGTACATTAGCACTACCCCCACCCCCACCGCCACCGCCACCGCCAGCAACAGTTCCGTTATTGGTAATGGTAGTAGGTCTATTTACATAAACTGCATTACCACCAGCAGTTCCTGATGGAGCGGTACTCGTACCCATACCAGGAGTGCCTGAGCCTCCAGTTCCTCCTGCACCTCTTATAGAGCCATCATTTATAATAGTAATTGTATCAGTTGGACTAAATGAACTTGGGACTAATAACGCATATGATGGTACAGATGAGCTACCTACAGTTACGCCTGGATTAATCTGAACTGTAATATCAGATGACCCTGCTACATATGATGGACTTCTATTTGTATATACATCATAGTTTTGTGTATTAGCTGATATTGTTAAAGTATATACAACTCTACCAACTCCACTTCCAAAGCCGAAGCCTCTATTTGACATGCTTCCACGAGAAGATAATTTAGGCATATGTTCCCTTACGCATATTTAGTTTGTGAAGCAAATACTGTAAATGTTGCAGAGCCTGTTTTAACAATAGTGTATTGGTAAATATCAATAGATGAAGCATTACCACTTGTAGGTGCTGTGCCACCTTGATATTTAGGTGTAATAGAGTTTCCGTCAATTTGAACTGCATTATTATAATAAGCTGTAGTACCTTGAGTGACTAAAAATGCAACAGTAATAGTTTCGCCTGTAGCCATAGCTGTATTTAAAGATGTGCCACTTGATGCTCTGAAATTAACTGTCCAGTTAGCACTTGCATTAGATGTATAGTATAACACAGACTGTGTTGTAACATCATAGTTGATAGTACCTGTAGCTGCTGTGGCTGATACTGTAGTAACTTCTGCTGCATTTGTAAATACTGCAGCTAATGTAGAAGATGAACCTGTAAATGTTTGTTTAGCAGTAAATGATGTAGCTGTACCTGGTGCAACATAATCTGTACCTGCTGTAGCTGCTGTTGTATTACCACTAGCACCTTTTAATACGCTAGAACCTGTAGTAGCAGCACAAAAGTCTGTACCAGCAATAGCGTTAGCTAATGCAGCACCACTATTTGCTTTTAGAATAGATGTACCTGAAGGAGGTGCTAAATAATCTGTACCTGCAGAAGCATTTGCTAATGCACCACCACTATTAGCTTTTAAAATAGCTGTGCCTGATGGAGGAGCTAAATAGTCTGTGCCTGCTGTGGCAGCAGTAAGGCCAGTAGAACCATCACCTTTTTGAAGTGCTGTACTAGAAGTTAAGCCAATGATAGTATCACCTGACTGTAATTCTTGTATTGTTGTGCCATTTAGCACTAATCCATAACGAGTTGCCATAATTATCCTTAACTTAC